TCGGGTCAATTCCCGCAAACCATTTCTGCGCCTTCGTTGCGCGGCGCGCAATGCCTATCATGGCGCATAGGGTGCGGCGGGATGACGCAGGCGGGGTGAGGAGGGCGGGAATTTGAGAAACAGTAGGGAAAGCCTGGGTTTATTGCCCGCCCATCCGCGCGTCCTTCACCCTCCGGCTAGTTGCATGTAAGTCGCAACTAGCGCCCCCTCTATAATGTAACCGAATGTTGCCTAATGTCGCCCAAACCATCGGATCGACAACAACAACATATGGGGGGGACTGTAAGTCCCCCATGTTGTAGCCCTGTTGTAGCCCTCGTGGCTGTAGCCTTGGCCCCTTCGCCTTGGCGCGATCGCGCGTGCATCCCAGGCCCCCCATCGCGCGTGCATCCCATGGCGCGGCCTATGCGATTGCGCCTTAGTTGCATTCGATGCAGCAGCTCGCGGCTTGTTTTTGTAAACTTTCTTCGACGGGGTGGGGTCGATATAATTATAGCCCCTCCCCACAAATCCGGCCCCCCTGCCAAGCCTTGCCCAACCCGCACCGGATTTTCTGGGAAATCCCAAAACGAAGCCTTGCACAGCACCGTATTGACCTGGCGGTCATATCTGCCCATAATCCCAGCGGTTTCACCTAAATCTGGTGCAATATGCCTTCAACGTCCGACAAACAGCGTCGATTCATGGCAGCGGCGGCTCATAACCCTACATTTGCCAAGAAAGCGGGCATCCCCACCAAGGTTGCCAGGGAATACAACGCTGCGGACAAGGGTCCAAAGCTGGCAAAGGCTATGCGAAACATGCAAAGGGACGACACATAATGCCGGGTTCTGGGTTCAAAAAGGGCAATATTGCTGCTCGTGGCCGTGGCCGCCCTAAAGGCTCGAAAGACAAGTCCACGATGAAAGCTCGTGAGATGATTGCGAGCTTTATTGATGGCAATGCGTCTCGTTTGAACGACTGGCTGGAAGAAGTGTACCAGCAAGACGGCCCTCGCGCCGCGTTTCAGTGTTTTTCGGACCTCATTGAGTATCATGTGCCAAAGCTGGCACGGAATGAAGTAACCGGCCCGGATGAAGGCCCAGTCGAATTGGTCATTTCGTGGCAAGAAAAGAAATAGCCATTGCCTACTCGCCTCGGGATGCGTTCATGCCATTCCACGGGCGCTCGCAACGATGGGCTTGCCTTGTCGCGCATCGTCGTGCGGGTAAGACGGTTGCGGCGGTCAATGATCTGATACGGGCGGCGGTCACATGCAAGACGGAAAACCCGCAATTTGCCTACATTGCCCCGTTCCGCAGTCAGGCCAAGAGCGTGGCGTGGGATTATCTCAAGCGTTTTAGCAAACCCATTTCAAAGGCCGCCAATGAAGCCGAATTGCAGATTGATCTTATCAACGGCGCTCGGATTCGTCTTTTTGGTGCCGATAACGCTGACGCTATGCGTGGCTTGGGCTTTGACGGCATTTTTATGGACGAGTATGGCGATTTTCGCCCTTCTGTTTGGGGTCATGTCATTCGCCCTACGCTGTCTGACAAGCAAGGCTGGGCGGTGTTTGGCGGTACGCCGAAGGGAAAAAACCAATTCTGGGATATTTACCAAACTGCCAAGCAAACACCGAAAGAGTGGTTCCTTCTTAGGCTTACGGCGACTGACAGTCAGATACTTCCGCAGCGTGAGCTTGATGCCGTCAAGGCGCAGATTACGCCTGACCAATACATGCAGGAATATGAGTGCAGCTTTGAGGCTGCGATCCTTGGCGCGTACTATGGTGTTGAGATGCGCGAAGCGCAGGACCAGGGACGCATTAGCGAAGTGGCGTATGACCCTTCGCTCCAGACTTACACGGCGTGGGACTTGGGGTTCAAGGATGACACCGCGATCTGGTGGTACCAGGTAACGCGCAATGAGATCCACGTTATTGATTATTATGCTGTGTCGGGTGCGAGTATTGCTGACATTGCCAAAGTTGTCATAGACAAGCCGTATCACTATGCGAAGCATTATCTGCCGCACGATGCGCGGGCAAAGACGTTAGCAGCGCAAGGCAAGTCGATTATAGAGCAGTTGGCTGAACATCTTGGGCTGGCGAACATCAATGTCGTGCCCGACCTCGGCGTTCAAGACGGTATCCAGGCTGTGCGTATGACGCTGCCCAAGTGCTGGTTTGATGAGATCAAATGCCGCGAGGGCATTGAGGCATTGCGTCAGTATGAACGTGAATATGATGAAGACAAAAAGGCATTCAGGGCAGCGCCCAAGCACAATTGGTGCTCGCATCCCAGTGACGCGATGAGAATGCTTGCTGTTGCATGGCGGAATGAAACAGCGCCAAAGATCATGGCGAGCGAACGTCCGTTGATTGTTGGCAGACAAAACACGGCCACATTGAATGATATGTGGGCATCACAGAAAGCAAAGAGAAGGGCTAGATTATGAGCGGCGTTAGCTATCCATATGAATACCAATATGAAACTGTCGCGGCTAGTGCCACGGCGCAGGTTCTTGGCACGACTGGCGCAGTAGGCGACTATTTGCATCGTCTGATTATTTCCAATGTCACGGCTGCGTCAGCAAGCGTCACCATACTTGACGGCTCGACCAGCATCATAATCCAAACGGGCGCGGCTACCGTTCCACTGGGCATCTTCTCAATTGAGCTAAATATAATATCTGCAAGCGGCGCGTGGAAAGTTACCACGGGCGCTGGCTCAACTGTTATTGGCGTTGGCATCTTCTCATGATGGGGTATGGTGAATGACCGCAGCATGGACGCGCAGCGAAGGTAAGAATCCAGCCGGTGGCCTAAACGCCAAGGGCCGCGCGTCCTACAAGGCTGAAACAGGCGGGACGTTGAAGCCGCCGGTCAAGGCTGGCGACAATCCACGCCGCGCGTCATTCCTTGCTCGAATGGGTGGTATGCCTGGTCCGATGGAAGAGAATGGCAAGCCTACACGCTTGGCATTGGCATTGCGGGCCTGGGGTGCGTCTAGCAAGGCGGATGCGAAGTCCAAGGCCGCAGCAATTTCTAGTCGTAACAGGTAACGGTATGGCTGACACGCGCAAAAATATTTTAAGTCAACAATTTGACGACGTTTTATCTAATGTCGGTAATAAAGTATATAGTGGGTGGAAAAAATCAATACCTATTGACGCAAGATTTTTTTTACAAACTTTGCTGGGCGATAAAAATAAACCATTTACTGCTTCTGATGTGACGCCAGAAGAATTACAACAAATTAATCAAGTGGTTAAAGAGTCTAAACCAAACAATTTATTTAGAGCTAAAGACGATATTCTTAATGGTAAGATAAGTGAAATTCTTATAAACGCATCAAAAAATGATCCTGATTGGGCTAGGTATTCTTTTTTAAAAAACAAACGTAACGAATGGGAAGAAACAAATTCAAATACGTTTAATCCTCCGCCGTTTAAATATGAAGAAGAATATTCTAAATTATATTATAAACTTAAGGAGCGTAGCGGGCAAAATCGGTTAAAGAAGATTTCTGAAGGCAATGGCAATGTGCAATATGAGGATTACCCTAATGACGCTGGTCTAATTGCTCAAGGTGTGATGCCTAATAAACCAAACAAAATAGCAACTGCACTTGGACGTTTTAATTACGAAACTGATAAATCTGGTAATACAGTTGTTAAAGACAATTACGATTTTTGGAACGAAGGTAGAGAATCTGCTGTTGAATATTATGAAAAAATGAATCCTTTAGTAAAAGCTGCCGTTGTACCAGTTCGTGCAATTGCAAGTATTTTGAGTATGGGAGGCCAAGGATTTAACCCGATACGGGGCGTCCAACAAGCATTGGGTGAAGTAGGTAATGCTTATATTGGAAGAAATGGCAGACCCGTAAATATAACGTATAATTCTAAAAATTACGAAAAAAACAAATAAGGAACATCACATGGCAATCGACCCGCAGCGCCTAGCGCAAATCATGCAACGTATGCAGTTGGCTCAACCGGGCGGAGCCGGTGGCCCGCCGCCTGATGGCCCGCCGCCTGGTATGCCTATGGGCGGACCCCCGCCTGGTATGCCTCCGCAGGGTGCGCCGCCAAACATCCCCATGCAGATTAACGGCACTATGACGCCGCAGTTGCAGGGCGGCCCGCCTCCCGGTATGGCTCCGAGTCCCATGATGCCTGGTGGTATGCCACCGCGTGGAATGCCGCCGCGTTAATACGATATTAAGGAATTAACAGATGGCATTGGAAAAAGTCGATTCGACTGTCCAGAGGCTCTTGGATGGCATCCATGCGTACAATGGAGAGTTCAAGAAGTGGGAGGCGCGTACCACGAAGATCATCCGTCGTTACCGCGATGATCAAGGTACCAGCTCCGGCATGAACGAAGCCGCGCGGTTCAATATCCTCTGGTCCAACGTCAATACGCTAGTTCCGGCTGTGTATGCGCGCCTGCCCAAAGCCGATGTGTCCCGGCGCTTTGGCGATAACGATCCAGTGGGCCGCGTTGCGTCTTTGCTAATCGAGCGCGCACTTGATTACGAGATTGAGCATTACCCCGATTTCCGTTCGTCTATGCGTTATGCCGTAGAAGATCGTTTCCTTGGTGGGCGCGGCGTGTCGTGGGTGCGCTATGATCCGCATATCAAACAGCAGGACGTACCCGAAGACGGTTACCAAATTACCGAAGACATTGAAGAAGGCGAAAGCCGCAACGCAGAAGGCGACATTCATAACCCTACCGCTGGGAATGAAGGACCGCCTGAAGAGATTGACTATGAATGCGCTCCAACAGATTACGTTCATTGGAAAGACTTTGGTCATACCTGTGCGCGTACTTGGGAAGAAGTAACCCAAGTATGGCGCTGGGTTTATATGTCTAAAGATGCCGTGACAGAACGTTTTGGCAAGAAGATTGCCAAGAAGATTTCGTTTAACAGCAGCCCAGATAGTCTGACCAAGTACGGCCAATCGTCCAAAGCAAACGACAAAGCTAAAGTCTGCGAACTGTGGGACAAGGAAACCAATAAGGTTTATTGGCTCATGGAGAACTATGTCGATTTACTCGACGAGCGCGATGACCCGCTTGGACTAGAAGGGTTCTTCCCGTGCGCCAAACCGCTCTATGCCACGACTACAAGCGATAGTCTTGTCCCAGTGCCTGACTTTATTCTGTACCAAGATCAGGCAAACGAACTCGACATCCTGACTGACCGCATTGACGGCCTGGTCAAATCCCTGCGCGTCCGTGGTGTGTATGATGCTTCACAACCCGCACTACAGCGTTTGTTGACTGAGGGCGACAACAATACGTTAATCCCAGTCGATAAATGGATGGCTTTCAGCGAGAAAGGGGGACTCAAAGGCAGCATTGACCTTCTCCCCATTGAGACGCTGGCCTCCGCGCTTATCAATTGCTACCAGGCGCAAGCGAACATTAAAGGGCAAATCTACGAGATCACCGGCATCTCAGACATTCTGCGCGGCGCGGGCGCGGCGTCCGAATCTGCCACGGCCCAGCAACTCAAGGGCCAATATGCAGGACTGCGGCTCCGCGCTATGCAAGAGAGCGTTGCGCTCTTTGCAAGTGAGCTTCTCCGTCTAAAGGCGCAGATCATCTGCACCAAGTTCCAACCTGAAACTATCTTGCGTCTAGCTGCGGCTCAACAAATGTCTCCTGCTGACCAGCAGATGATCCCGCAAGCCTTGCAACTGATGCAAGATAGTCCACTACGCTCGTTCCGTATTCAAGTCGCGGCTGACAGTTTGGTTCAGCTTGACGAGAACCAAAACAAACAAGACCGCATGGAGTTCATGACCGCGTTTAGCAACTTCCTGCGAGAAGCGGTTCCGGCTGGTCAGGCATCGCCTGAAATGGTACCTATGCTAATGGATATGATGAAATTTGGTATTGGCGGATTCAAACAAGCCGCTGTTATGGAAGGCTCGATTGACGCCGCTTTGCAGCAGATGGTCGCAGCTAATGCTCAAAAAGCCCAGAACCCGCAACCCGATCCTGAAATGCTTAAGGCGCAAGCCGCTGAGAAAACTGCTCAGATGAAGGTCCAGGCCGAAGCACAATCACAACAAGCAAGTTCCGAGGCCAATATGCAGATTGAACATATGAAAGCTCAGATGAATGCCCAGATGGAAACCCAACGGCAACAGCACGAGGCGCAGCTCAAAATGCAAGAGATTGCTGCTAAAGAGCAATACGAGCGTTGGAAGACTGAACTGGACGCTTCTACTAAAATTATGGTTGCCCGCATTGCTGCCGACCCAGGCATGGATCTGCCAATGTTAAAAGCACAACAAGCGGCGTCTGAAACTATCGCTAAGGAACTTGGCGATAACGTCCAAATAGTGATGGACCAAATAACCGAAGCCCATGCCAACATGGCGAATATGCATGACGAGTCCATGCAAAAACTCCATGATGTCCTACAAGCTGCTTATGCTCCAAAACGCATTATTCGCGGCCCCGATGGGCGAGCTGTTGGAGTTGAAGTTATTCAAAGAGGAACAGTACAATGACAGTTGCATCATACGTAAAATATACTGCCGCCATTGAGCCTTTGCTGGAGCAGATCAATTCCGGCTCCGACACTTGGAAGGTTGCTCTAGCTTCCACGGTTAACGTTGCCGACACGACATTTACGGCGGGAACGACTGACTTGGCGACGGCGGGCGGCTACACGGCTGGCGGTAATACAACGGCTATAACATCTGCCGCGCAGACATCCGGCACCTTTAAGCTAGTCCTAGTAAGCCCTACCGCATGGACGGCTACTGGCGCGGGCTTTACGTTCCGCTACGCCATCTTGTGGAACTCCACAAACAGCATTCCAGTGGCGTATT